CCATCTTCAAGCAAGTTACCTTCTGTTACAGTTGATAAAACTACAGTTCCATAAGAGCTATTTCCAGTATCAGCATATACCGTGCATACAATATCATCTGTTATCTTACAGGTGTCGTGGTCACTTCCACTTGCATAGGTATTTCTAAGGTCGTCATGATCTACACATTCTTTTATTTTGGCCGTTCCAGAATCGTCATATGCCCAAACAAGCTTACCAGATGATATATTTTCACCAAGCGTAAAGTCTCTATAAGGGATAACATCATTAATGACAGCAACGTCAGCCTCAAGGTCGTCTATATCATCAGCATTCGTAGATATATTAGTAACGTTTGTAGCTATGTCTGCTTCATTAGTAGCTATGTCTGCTTCGTTCGTAGCTATATCAGCAGCATTTGTAGCTATGTCTGCTATGTTTACATTTATTAACTCTAACTCATCCCCTCTGTTTTTATTTAAGTGAATAAATCCTTTTTCAATAACAACGCCTGCAAAGTAGTCAGTCTCAGTTGTTCCTAACGTACTGTCAGACTGGACATATAATACATTCTGTGGGTCAAATGTTCCAACTTTTTCAGACCAATAAAAACAACCACCAAATAAAATACCAGTAACATAATCATCAGTACTCCCATCAGCAGTTAATATACCACAGCAGTCCTTGTAATCCATTGTGGTTATATCAAAAGTGTATCCCTTAACTGTTGCCACTGGCATATCAAGGTAGAATAAATCTCCCTTGGACATATTCTCACCAAGCAGAACAGTTACTACCTGGGTGTTTTGCATAAGAGCTTCGATATTTGCAGTATTTTGTGATACTCCAGAGTGATCAGCACCACCACCTACCCTATGATTAGTATTTAAGGTTATGGCATTAGAATTTGTTATTTCACTGGCCTGTAGAGCTGCAATAGCCGTCTGATTAGTTCCTACAATTGAATGATCTGAGCCATCACTTATTCTGTGGGCATCATTTAATACAACATGTGAATGACTCGTTCCAGCAGACGTTATATGTGTAGAGTCTTCCTGGATAACATCATCTATTTTTCTTCTAATCTGAAGAAACCATAAGATCCATGATGGAGATACTATACCTTCTTTATTTGAAATATTATCTTTTGGTGGTGCCGGAGTTGTCATATTTCATACCTTTTTTTATTAGTTCTTTAATATTTACAAGCCATACTCTATATTTAGTAAGGTCTTTGGTTTTATAAACAGTCTCTTTACATTCTATATTAATTAAATCTGTTATTAATTGTTCAAGGTTTGTTTTATTATCACCAATTTTTTTTAATTCTGCTACCATCCATTTAATTGGAAAATAAATGTTTTCATTCTCAACGTAAGGTTCGTAGGCCATCAAGTCAGATCTATTATATAAATCTGCATTTTCTGCTATTTCTTCAAAAATATTAATATATTTTCTAAGTTCGCTATGTTTGTAATCCAGCGACCTTATATCACGATTTGCAAGCTTTATCAAACTCTGAGCTATTGGATCAAAAAACTTCTTGTTTATCTTGTAAATAATAACGCCAGTAAAATCAGCAACAACACTCCTAAGCTTCATTGGGTCAAGAACAATAGACGGCTTTGTCTGAATTACTTCGCCGTTGAAAGTCTCCATAACAAGTATCATCTCGCCTTTAATTGGTTTTCTTACATACGTACACGCGAGCTCTATACCAAGCGAATCAGATATAGATTCTATATCAACACATAGCGCGTTCTGTTCGCTCTCAAGCTTATCTCTTTCTTTGGCTAACTTCTCTTTTGTTATCTGGCCACGTTCAAGTTTACATATTGAATTAAATACAGTTTCAATTTCAACAGATCCCAACGGAGGATCATTTTTGTCATTCCATTTAAACAGAGCTTTTAAGGCTTTTTTTTCATCAGACATACGCCTAAGAAACTCACCTGCCATTACAGCAGCACCCTCATTACGTTCACCAGATACACAGCCCATCCTATATAGTGAGACTCTTGATATTCTTTGGCCTTCTGTATCAGGCAGAATATCCATTGGGAATTCCGGTAACTCAGTATTAAAAAAAGTACTATCTTTATCTTTCCACCTGTATTTTATATCTTCATCGTACTCTGATGGAGGCAACATAATAGTTCCGCCATCAGCTTTAACGTCTATATCTTTGTAAATTCTTTTACTTGGTATATTTACTCCTGGATGTTTATACCAGAAATGATATCCCTTACCTGTAAGAGTTACAATTTTAGAAATATTTTTTGTTTTCTTAAAAAAAAGTTTTAAACCTTCCTCTGAATCCACGTCTATAATAGCGATACCAGACACAGCACCACAAACAGCACCTATCCTTGCTCCAGGAAATTTTTTAAATGAATTTATTACCTCTTTTTCAGTCTGTCTTTCAGTAACAAACCTCTTCCATTTTATATATGGCAACTTAGTAGAACCAGTCGCATTAGGGTGATCATGTCTTCTAATTGGAAGAACATTAAGCCCTTTGTTGAAATAATCTAAAGCAATCATCTATCCTCCTTTTTGGATTGCAGTCAAAAAAAAGACTACAACCCAAATTTATCACACATCCAATATTTTTTCAATATCTTTTATGCAATAAGCAACTCCAGCTAACCCGTTCATATTTTCAACTTTTTCTATAAATGACAATTGTTTTGCAGAAGGCTTACCATTTATAGCTTTTTCCTCTATAGCCACAAACACACCTATCTCTTTAATTCCTTTGGTAACAAGGTCAATAACAGGTGTTTTTTTAACCCCGATAACATCAGATATTCCAGATACTCCCCATCCATTTCCGTGAACTTTAAAGGCAAATATGTCATCTCTGTCTTTTAAGTATTTTGCGCTGGCCTTCCTGAAATCTTTTTCCAATTTGTATTTCATCAATTCTTTTTTCTGTATCATTTCTTTTACCTTTTAAATTTTATAATAAGTTTTCCTCTTCATAATAAATACAATGCTCTTCCAACTCTGTACGTCTGTTTATTGACCAACTATAAGGAATAGGAAGTTTGTCTATCCAACATTTAGATGCTGGAAGAGCCGGTATTTTATACGGAAATTTGCATTCACCATCCCCGCTTGGATGCAATCTTTCCTTATTGCCTTTTTTCCATTTTGCATATTTACACTTGGTGCAGTTTTTCATTTTTTACCCTTATACCTTTTTTTTTGGCCTATACGCCGCAAGGCCATATAATTAATATACTGACGCTTTTTATATGTTTTTTTAAACCATCCTAATAATTTACGTATCATACTCCACCTATTCTATGAGTGACAATGCTCTCAGCATAATCATAAATATGGGCCCCAGAGCATGTATAATCAAATGATCCCTGGGCAATCCCTATTTCCATAGCCATCGTTTTTTGCAAAAATTCTATCGCTGCCATGTTTGCAGGAAAACCAGACCACAGGTCATTACTTCTGAAATATATATGGAAATTAAGCTTTCCGTCTTGCACCCTGCAAAAAATACTATTTAAACACGGCGGATCTTCTAATAAAATATCTTCTGGTCTGGAGAACCTAAGTACCATTTGATTCGTTCGTGGTGTTTCCCTAAGAGTGCCTACTATATGGCTTATTTGATCTATAACATACCTAAGTCTATACCCATATGTATATGTCTCGTTTTCATGTTTCTCATCATCAAGTAGGCTATAAGCGTACATGCCCTTGCCATATAAATAATCCAGCGTAACTGGAGGTACTATATTTGAGCTTTCTGGCATATTTGGTATTATATCTTGCGTGCCTGAACCATATGATGGGTCATCAATATGTATATGTAGGAAATCAAGCTCAATTCTTATAGCTCCAGCAAATGATCCACTATCAATTTTAAATCTGCGACCATTTCTTATTACTTCATACCATGCCTGAAAACATGCGTCTGGTATATTCTTAGCTTTAATCATTATTTCTCTCCATAATATTTAAATTTATATTTATTGAAAATAAATTCTATAACATCTTCCCTGTATAATGCCACCCTGCTACCAGTCATAGGTCTAATAACCTTAATCTTTCTTTTAGCAGATAATGCAGAGCATGCCCTACCAATAACAGACCTTGTCCTGGGTAGTTTTGTGATATTATTCTCTTTGATGTAATCGCCTATTTTTTTGTATTGTAAAACTTTCATCCAATTATCCTTATCATATAATCTCCTAAATCTAAAGCCTCATAATCTTTATCAAAATCAAATTTACATACAAATTTATAAAATGCAGTAGCTAATATATCTATTTGTGTTTTCCTGGATAGTTTTTTGGGATTATTTTCAATTATATAATTGCATCTTTTTTTGTATTCTAATTCTTTTAAACTATAATTAAATATTTCATTGTCCATTATCCAATTATCCTTATCATATAATCTCCCAAATCCAAAGACTCATAAACAACTCTTTCACATGCAGCGGCCAACATATTTATTTGTTTCTTAAAATGACTATCAATAATTTTTAATACTTCAAGTTGTTTTAGCTCAATATATTTCCCTGAATTTTTATTCTCCATTATATGCCCCTGACGACCAGGAATAACTATAGTATTCTTTGTTTGGATTTTTTATAGTTTTCACTTTAAATCGTTTACCAGCATTAATAATAAACCATGTTTTCTCACAATACCCACTATGACTTACAGAGCTTATCATCACTGGTTTAATACTTGACCCTATATAAACATAGTCAAGGTCTGTAAACTTGTGATCTTTTTCGTAAATACCACTTAAAACTGGTAAACTAAATTCAAAATTATTAGATTTCATTTTTTATTCCTTATTTGTTGCTGCACATCAATAGACATGCAGTCTTTATTATTAAATAGAAACGAACAGCCAAAGGCGTTTGTTTTTCGCCTGAAATTTGAGCATTTAAACTGATCATCATCACTGTTATTGGCTGTGCAATTAACGACACCATCAGTATATATTCCAAAGTGCTTGGGAGTCTTTTTTACTTCTGGCTTGGGATCTTTTTTGTCCTCTGGTTTTCTAAGACTTTTATTAAATTCTTCCATGTCTTCTTCCATTCCTTCAAAGTCATCATAAAGACCATAACCATAATTAGTTGTTGGCATTACTTATCCTCCTTATTTCCATGGAAGTCTTTGTCAAGGTCATCAAGGGCTCCAAGGGTATCAAAATCTCCAAAGGCTTCAAACATGTCAAGGTCATCAAGGTCATCAAGGTCATCAAGGTCATCAAAGCCATCAAAAAAACAGTTATCTAATTCATCAAAATAATCTTTAATCATTATTTATTCTCCATTTTTTCTATTTCAAATTTTAAAAATTTAATTGCTTTTTCCAATTTAGGTATTGAATTGTTTTTTTTAAGGCCTACATCTAAAATATGACATAACGCAACGTTGAGGCCGGTAAGTTTATTTATTGTTATAGTCTTTATTAATTCGTCAATAGTATATGTACACCCAAAAGGATTTATTATTATTAAACGTTTTTTAAAAAAAATTATTTTATGAAAGTATTTAGAAACTATATTTAAAAATGTACTTCTATTTTTTATAGATTCTATTTCATAATTTAAAAAGTTAACAGCTTTTTTTAAATCTTTAAGTGAATCCTCTTTTAAGCCAAGCCTCCATATATATTTTGTTGCAGAACCCATATAAAAGTTCATATATCTAAGGACTTCTATACATTCAATACCTGATGGATGTGAAGTGTAATGGGTTGGATGTTTTACAGAATCATTTTTTATATTATCTATACTGACATTTATGCTCTTTAGACTCACTTTATTTTTCCTTCCTTTATCGCTTTTAATAATATTGGGTTTATTGCATAAGAATAACTATGTTGTTTATTTATCAAACCAAGAGTTTTTTTTGCTCTGGTACAGGACACGTACAATAACCTCCGTTCATCCTCATCTACGCTATTTGCTTGCATAGACTTCTTATTTAACTGTTTGTAAATATACATATCCAGCCAAACGTGATCAGCCTCAGCTCCTTTGACAGAGTGCATCGTTCCTAATGTTGGAATTACAACATCCTCATAGATAAAGTCACA